TCGTCCGACAAACTGTTTTTCCATTCGTCAAACGTCATACTTCCGTCAACCTTATAATTTTCACCAGTGAGCGGATCGCGTGCAATACGACTTGTCAAATTCACGTCTGCCATAATCGTAACGCACCGACAACGTGGGTGTATCGGTGGGAAGTTTTCGCCCTCAACGGCTTTATCCGTATCAAACACGCTACCGTCAAGACTTCCGCACCTGTCACACGTCAATTCTGACAGTGCAGCAACAAAACGATACTGTTTTATACCGATTTCCTCATATGCCATTCTCTGACCTTGGTTCATAAAATGAGCCGTTTCACTTCGCACAAGTGTTTCGGCTGATGTTCGTATTCCACCCGGCGCAGTATCTTTGACGTAATCAATCAGCTTATCGGTCATACGGCTTACACTGTGACCGCTGATTATACCGTCCTCAATCGTCTGTCCGACTGCCTGTATAAATCTGTCGTTATGTATCCACACTCTCGCGCTGTAGTTGTGACCGTGCCACGGCTCACTTAACACTTTATTAACCGCTCTTTGCGGAACGAGTGAAAAATCAATACCGCAGTTTAAACCTTGTGCGGTATCAAAAATATTCGTATAATACGCCGTCTTTACCGCGCTGTCATACAGTTTCTTTTGCTCCTTTATAGCCTCGTTTGCAACGTGCCTAAAGTAAATATATACATTACGTTTCAGTCCCTCTAATCGGCTAATTCTCGCACCGTATGACTGTGCATTTATGCGGTTTAGAATTTCCTTTTTGACTGTCTTGTCGTCTGTTTCGTCGTACAGTTCAAGCAGTTCTTCGTACTGCTTGTCGCTGTCGGCTATGCTCATCAGCCGACGTGCCTCTTTTTCGGGTATATCAGTCGAAATATAGGCTTTAAACGTTTTCTCAATGTCATTGTTTACATTCTTGATTGCTCGCTCATATGCCTTAATTACACCGTCCTTAACGCTGTCCGCTTGCGATTGTAAATATGTTTCAACTTCAACGGCACGTTTTACCCAATATGCCTTACTCTTCATTGTAGTTTACTTTCCTTGCCGAATTTTCAGCGATACGCATATCTTCGGCGGACTTTTCCGCTTGCTCTCTGCGTGCTATTTCAACTTCTTCCTTGGCATCTGTTATAAACGGCAGACGCTCTAATAATGTTTCGTCAGACGCAAGACCTTTGAGGTAATTAATCATCTGCGCTATTTCAAGTTCGTTTGCAGGCAAGTTATATGTAAATCCGATGTCAACCCTGTGCGACGGCACTTCTTTCATTGCGTTTAATGTCACTAAGAAATTGTTGTAAATCTCTAAACGTTTTCTCAACGTCTTAGCGAAATTACGTTCTTTGTTCTTGACGTGCTGTTCAAATCCCAACAGCTTATACTTTATCGCCACGCCCGACAAATTATTGCCGAAACTTTCGTCCGACAAATCAGGAACGTGTGACAAACGGTGTATATCGTCCTTGATGTCGTCACGCAACACCTTTGTATCAGCCTCGTTCAACACCTTTGATAGATACTCCGCCTTTGCATCACCGTCGCCCATTAAGATACGTTCTACCAATAATTTTTTTGCCTGTTCGGTGTCAAGGTCGCAATTACACAAAAATAACAGCGAATTAACGAATTGTTCCTTGTCATTAATTCGGTCTGACATCAACACATTGTATGCGTCAATCTGCGTTATAAGCTGTTCAAAATCGCCCTGCATTTCCGTATTATTTCTGTATTCGATAATAGGTACATCGAAAAAGTAATGCGGTTCAACATTTTGCAATGACAATGCCGTATAGCTGTCAAGACCTGTGTATGTATATATAAACGATTCGTCATACACACGACAAATACTGCCTGTGCAGTAGCCGTCAAGGTCGTATTTCTTGTAGTAATATACCGCAAACAACGGCTTTTCAAATGCCGACTGTGAGTAACATACAAATGTATGCTCCGGGTCCAATCTGACACTTCTCGGCTTGCTGTTTTCGTCCGCATAAATCAGTTCATATGCTTTGCCGTAAATACTCATATTTTTCACAATCTCGCTGTCCACACTCGGAATGTCCTGTTCCAAATATGCGTTTTTGATTGCCTCAATGTCGTAATCGTCCGACACTGCATATGTTACAGGATTGCCAACCAAATAACTTTGCGTCATATCCGTTATGTACTTTGCGTGATTACACATTATACGGTTGTTTGCCACGTTTTTGCCCCTTTTTCTGCGATTTAAAATACGGTGGTCGCCCATATAGTAATCGTGTAACAATCGGTATCTCTGTCGCTCTCGTTCGTGCCGTTCAATCAATTTTGTTATGATGAACGGTGTCACACCGCCCGCAACTATATCTTCATCAATTATCATATTCCGTACTCCTCTCTTGAATAGATTTTAGCTTTCTTATCCTTGCGCCAACTCTCAACGCCGTACCTCAACGCCGCCATTGCGTCGTCAAAAACGTTGACAGGTTCGTCTGTATACTCGCCCGACTTCTCGTCCACTCGCCAACGCCATTGCTGTATCTCTTTGATTACATTCACGCATGACGGGTGTATGTGTATCTTCCTGCCTTTCAGCCAATCTATTTGCGATTGTATGCTGTTCGGATTTTTAACAACTGCCCTTGCGCGATAGCCTGCCTTTCGCCACATTTTTATACGGTCCGGCTCTGCACTGTCGCACCACATTGCAAGACTTTTGCTGAACTTCCCGTCAGCTTTTTGGATAATCTCTGTTGTGTCCATTTCGTGTACATACAGTTCATTACAAACGTAAATATCACCGTCCTTATAACCTAACGTTAATATGGCGTTTGCGTGATTAAAGCCGAAGTCCTGTCCTATCGCCATAGCGTCAAAACGGCTCATATCTGTTTCAAATTCCTCAATGCGATAATTTGAGAATATCAATCCGCCTGTTTCGCCCCATTCGCCCAAGCCGTAAATCCTGTAGCCCTCAGGGTCAACCTCTTTACGTCGTAACATACGTTGTCGATACGCCTCATCACAAAATCGGTTTGTTAAATATGTGCTTTGATGCGTTAAGACGTTATCGTCCTGTATATCAAAAAACACTTTCTTTATCCAGTGACTTGACGATACAGGGTTAAATGTCAATTTTATCTGATAAAAAAGACCGTCGGGAAGTTCACCTCTCAAACGGTCATCTATAATTTCAAAATCCTGTTGCACAAGCTCCGTAGCCTCTTCAATCCATACGTCCGTTAATTTTCCGTTCGCAAATGTGATTGATTTCAACTTTTCACGTTGCTTGTTGTCGTTTACACCACGAAATATAATCTTGTTGCCGTTTATACAGGTGAACGACAACGGACTTTGCGTAACTCTCCACGCTCTGCCAACGCCCATACGGTTTATGGCACTTTCAAGCTCCGCAAACGTACTGTCACGGTTTGTTATATCAGACTTTCGCACACATACAAGATTACGTCCCTTGTCACGCATTAAACGCAATATGTACAGTTGTGCAGTATCAACACTCTTACCGCTTCCGGCACTGCCTTTCATTACAACATAACGCTTTTTACATTGATGTACAGGCTTGAATATCGGATTGAACGGTACTGTTATTTTGTTCATTCGTCCTCACCACCGTAATCAATTTTAATGCTGTAGTCCATATCACCGTCAACGTTTAATTTTTCGGTGAATAACGCATAATATTTACCCAGCATTTCCGCCGCTTTGTTTACGTCAGACACCTTTGTCGGTATTTCAACACATATCGGTAGCTCCGCCTCGTCAGTGACTTTCTTGCCCTTGTCGTCATAGTGTGATTTACGTGCTTTGCACGTCACTACAACAGTTTCTAACTTCTCACGTCGCATAACGGCGGTTAACGTCTTTAACACCTCATCTTGTTTGGCAATAAGAGCGTCCTCTTTCTCTTTTAGCCGCTTTTGAATATATTCCTGAATTTCAGGTTTCTTCAAGTTCTCATTTCCAATCGAATACGCCGTCTTTTCCGAATACCCCGCTCTTAACGCCGCTTGCGTTGCATTCAAATCAATCAAATATTCCTCACAAAACAACTTTTGCTTTTCAGTCACTCTTATCACCTCACTTTCACATTTTCTGTTTGATTACATCGTATAACCGTTTTTTGTCATTGCACGTTTAAACGCTTTGCGTTTATGTCGACACTCGCACCAATTTTTATTATCCTCGTTCCATTTGCGTATGAACTTCTTGCGTTCTCGTTCGTATCTTCGTTTTTGCCAATATACCTTTATTCTTTCAAACATACTTATTTCCTCCAAAAATAAAAACAGACTGCATGATTAACACATACAATCTGTTCTAATTGAACAGCAGGCTTTGAACCTGCAACCTCCGCAATCAGATTATATAATCCTCTGCGACGCTCTAACCCGTTGAGCTATGTTCTGTACTTTAATATCTCCATTCCCACCAATCACACGAGATATTCACCCATCATCTCACGATGATACACTACCTTTTTTACGAAAATAACGAGCGGTAAGATATAGAACACAAAATATTGCACTGTATATATGTTTTGCATTATTTTTTGTTTGCTCATTCTTTTCGCATTATAAATTATACCATAGGAAAAACGGACAAAACGGAC